ATCGGCTCCGGCGCCCTGGTCACGAAGGATGTCCCCGCCGGCGCGCGGGCCATGAGTAAGGCCGCCGTCGCCACATGGTAACGGTTGCCAGCTTCTACGTTCGCCGCCCTGAAGATTACCCGAAAGCCCCCGATTATATCCCCCTGCTGAAAGTCCTGCAGGCGAGCTGCGACAAGTTCGGCCACCGCCATGTCGTGCTGTCGGATGAGCAGGTTCCGGGGTTCGAAACGCATGTCGTCGCACTGCCGCGCGACCTGATGCCGGCCATCCACTTCGCCCAGCGCGACTGGATCGCCAACGGCAACTGGAAAGACAACACCGTTCTGGTCGGCGCCGACTGCCTGGTCAACAAGAGTCTTTCTCGGGCGATGCAGCCGGGCGTGGATTTGATCGTGACGTCTCGGCCGCACAGGAAGTGGCCGATCAATACCGGCGCCATCTTCGTCCGTGAGGAAGCCCGGTTGGGCGTCTCGCTGCTGCAGGCGCGGGTCGCCGAGAAGACCGGGGCGGAGTGGGGAGATGATCAGGTTCAGCTGGCAAAGGCCTTGGCGCCCATGCCGCCGGTTCATTGCATCACCGCCCGCGCAGGGTTGAATGTCCAGTTTGCCTCGCTTTCGACCCATAACGACACGCCGAAGTCAGTCGATCACCCCAGTTCCGCCTATGTCGTCCACTTCAAAGGCCCAAGGAAGCACATGATGGCACCCTGGGCTGCTAAGCACCTGGGCATCGCAGCGTGAAGCCTTTGACCGTTGTCGGCGGTTGCGACCCTCGGGAAGCAATCGGCGCGGCGGTGTGTCAGTTCTCGATTGCGCGCCGGGCATCCCGCCCGGTGAGCTTTATCCCGCTGGCTGAAAACGCCCTGCGGTCATCCGGTCTGTATCGCCGTTCGCATTACCGCTCCGAAGGCCAGCTTTTCGACGCGATCAGCGCCGCGCCAATGACGACCGACTTCGCGATATCGAGGTTCCTGACCCGGCATCTGGTTGGCACCGGCTGGGCTCTGTTCTGTGACTTCGCCGATATGCTGTTCCTGGCTGACGTGGCCGAGCTGTTCGATCTTGCTGACGACCGCTTCGCTGTCATGGTGGTGAAGCATAAGCACTATCCGACCGAAGCCGAGAAGATGGACGGGCAGTCACAGACCGCCTATCCCCGGAAGAACTGGTCAAGCCTGATGCTGGTCAACTGCGATCATCCGGCCAACGAAGCGCTGACACTCGACGCGATCAACGAACTGGCCGGCCGTGATCTGCACGCCTTCTGCTGGCTGACCGACGATCTGATCGGCGAACTGCCAGCGGAATGGAATCATCTGATCGGGGTCCAGCCTGATAACCCGGACGCCAAGGTCCTGCACTACACGCTGGGGATTCCTTCAATGCCTGGGTATGCCCGCTGCCCTCGGTCGAATGAGTGGTGGCAGGAGCGCGCGGCAATGGAAGGCGCACAATGACCGCCGGCAAGCGCGACCAGCGCGTCACCGTCCAGCGATTCACCTCGACGGATGACGGATACGGCGGCCAGGTCGAGGCATGGACCGATCTCGCTATCCGCTGGTGCAGCGTCGAGCCGATGTCCGGCCGCGAGCGCAACCAGGCACAGCAGACGGAAAGCCCCGCCAATTATCGCGTAACGCTTCCCTGGGATAGCGTGACCAAAGCCATCACGACCGCCGACCGCGTCGTCTGGAATGACAAGACCGGGAATATCCGGTTCATTGCCGATGCCGGGCCACGGCCGATCGAAGCGAAGATCGATGTCGAGTTCGGGGTAGCGGCCTGATGGCCCGCAAGTCGAGCGTCCAGCACCGCAAGCTGTCGCGGTTGCTGCGCCGCGCGCCGGCAGAGGTCACGCTCCCCGTAAAGGAAGCGATGGCTGACGCAACACAGCTTGTATTCAGTGCCGCAAAGCAGAATGCGCCGGTAGACGAAGGTGACTTGCGCGACGAGTTGGGCGCAAAACTCAGCCGGTCAGGCCTGTCGTCGCAGATCGGGTATCTGACCAAGAAGGCCAAGAAGAAAGCCTTTCACGCACCATTCGTCCATGATGGCACGCAGGGCTCACCGGAGAAAAACATACCGCCGATGAGTCGCAACCCGTACATGTCGAACGCGCTGGAGACGAACAAGTCCCGCGTCATCAAAGAGATCGACACGGCGGTTGACGGCGCCCTTGAGAAGCTTTCGAGGGGCTGATGGCATTCTCACTCCTTGAGCTTCAGCTCGCAGTCAAGAATGCGCTCACCGCCGGCTCACCGCCGGCTTTTTCATATCCGGTCCACACCGGCAAGGCCCCGGCCAATGCGACGTTTCCATACGCCGTGATCGGCGATGGCGACACGTCTCTGCCGTGGAAAACCAAACTCGAATATGGCGAAGAAATCCTTTTCAACGTCGATACCTGGTCGCGGTCCTCGCCGACATCGATGGTGCAGATCAAGCAGATGATGGGCCAGGTATTGGCCGCGCTCGATGAGGCCGAATTGTCGGTCTCCGGCTTCGGTCTTGTGTCCTGCGATGTGGATTACCAGCAACCCCAGATGGATGCCGATGGGGTGACGTGGCACGGCATCCAACGATTTCGCGTGTTTCTCTCTGCCGCATAGGGCGGCTTTCTAAGCAAAGGAGGCCATCTCAATGGCAAAGGAAAAAGGCACCAAAGTTCTACTGAAGGTCGCAGCCGCCGGCTCTCCTTCCGTTTTTACCGCCCTCCAAGGGCAGCGAACCGGCACCTTCGCCGGATCGTCTGATCCGATCGACGTTTCGGACAAGACGCAGGACGGCTGGAAAGCGTATCTCCCCGGCCTCAAGGACGGCACGATTTCCGTGACCGGCTTCCCGGTGTGGGGCGCGACCCCTGACGTCCTGGAGCAGATCCGGGCAGCTCAGATCGCCGATACCCCCATCGAATGCCGGCTGGTCCTGAATGATGCCGGCGCCTACTACCACGGCAATTTCTACGTCACACAGTTCGAGATCAGCGGTAACCACGACGGCGCAACCGAATACAGCATCCAGCTTTCGCCGGATGGCGCCCTCGATTACGCGGCATCGGGCGGCTAATATCTCATGGCCGAGAACAAACATGCCGGCGAGGTGCCCGTCACTCTCGCCGGCAAGTCCATGGTGTTGCGCCCCAGTTTCCAGGCGCAGTGCGAAGCCGAGGCCCTTTGCGGCTTCGGCGTCGTAACCCTGCTCAATCGCTTCATGCAGAAGCAGTTCGGCATCCGCGAGGTTGCCGCGGTGATCTTCGCCGGCCTGAAGCACGGCAGCGAGCAGGGCCAGAACATCACCTATGAAGCAGTGGGTGAGAAAATAGCGGCTGCCGGAATCGCATCTGTTACCGGCGCCTACGGCAAGTTTCTGGAAAACGCCGTAGCAGGCGGCCAGGAACCCAAACAGGGGGAAGCCGAAGCGGAGGCTTAAGGGAAATCCCTTACCTCCGCTATCTCGGAACCGCCGCCGTCATGGGGTGGCCGCCAGATGTGTTCTGGCGCAGCACGCCCCATGAATTTTACGCCTCAGTGACTGCTTACAACCGATCTCAGGGCGGCGACGCCAAGGGTTCGGAAGAAGACGAGTTTGCCGAGTTCAAAGCCAGCCTTTCGGCCAGCGGTGTGAAGGTGGATTAATGGCAACAATCAATGAGCTTCTGATCAAACTGGAGGCCGACACGACGCAACTGCGTCGTGCGTTCGACCAGGTTGACAAGAAGGTCAGCGATTCAGCCAAGAATATGCAGGGGTCGGTCGGGAAGATCGATGGGTCGATCGCCGCTTTGGCCGGGTCATTCGCCCGGCTAATCCCCGCTCTCAGCATCGGCGCCCTGATCGGCTTCGGCAAAGCAGCGCTGGACTCTGCCGGCGAGATCGGTGAGATGGCCGAACAGCTCGGCGTCTCGACCGATGCCCTGCAAGCGTACCAGTTCGCAGCAACCCAGTCGGGCATCAAATCCGAAGAACTGAATACGGCGCTGGCTCGGTTGTCGCGCACAGTCGGTGAGGCGGCCAACGGCAGCACGAATGCAATCAAAGCCTTCCGCGATCTCGGCGTCGGCATTCTCGATGCCGGCGGGAACCTTCGCGCTACCGAGGATATCCTCGGCGACGTCGCGACGGCTATCGCGGCAATCGATGACCCGGCCCGCCGCGCCGCCGCCGCGGTGGACTTCTTCGGCAAGTCAGGCCAGAAGCTGCTGCCCCTCCTGTCGGGCGGAAAGCAGGGCCTGGACGGCTTCATCGAGTCTGCCCGTAAGGCCGGCGTCATCCTCGACAAGGATCTGATTGCCGCCGCCGACAAGGCGTCGGATCGTATCTCCGCGCTGACATTCAAGTTGACGGCCTTCGGCAAGATTGCCGTCGCAGAATTGACCCGCCTTGCCCAGCTCGGCGGCGAAGGGTTTCTGTCTCAGGATGAGCGGAGCCTTGAGCGGATCATCTTCGATCTGGATATTGCGACCAAGAAGGCCGACGAGTTCCGCAAGCGGGTTGCCAATCGAGAGGCTCAAGGCATGCCCGCCGGCCTCGACAAGGCCGAGCTTGCCAAGTGGGAGCGGATGGTCAACATCCTGCAGGCCCGCAAAGACTTCCTTGCTGGCCCGCCGCCCAAGACGCCGGAAACCCCCGCACCCGGCGGCGCCACCTCGAACCCGAGGTCGGAAGAAGAAACCGACGCCATCAAAGCGGCGACTGACGCCCTGCAGAAGAAGGTTGCGGCGCAGCGCGCCGAGGCAGAGGGTCAATACCAATCTGCTGCGGCCAAAGCTGAAGCGCAGGCGACCGAGGAAACCTTGATCGCGCTGCGGTCCAAGGGCATTCAGGGCCTCAACGACGAGCAGAAGGCGCTGATCTCCGCCCTTGGCGTGCAGGTCAAGCGGATCGAGGCCCAAAAGACCGAGATCGAAAACGTCAAGGCATATGCTTCGACGCTCAATGAATATATCGACAACGCCACTGCGGCAGGCCATGCAGAGGCCGTTCTTGCCGGTGAGGTTATTAAGACCCAGCAGGCCACCGAAGAGCAGGTTCGCCTGCTGAATGAGCAGGCCGACGCCGCTGAAAAGTCGACCATCCGCTACAATGCACTGACCGGCCAGTTTGAGCTGTACGATCGCGAAGTTCAGATCGTCGCTAAATCTCAGGAGCTGCTGGCGCAGAATACCGCGCTATCGACCGAAGAGGCCCGCCGCCAGGCCGAGCAGATTGTTGACGCTTCCGACCGCCTCAAGCGCAGCACGGATGATGTCCGCAAGCGCGTCGACAATATGAATGAGGCGGCGCAGGACTTTTCGCGCGTGATCGGCTCTGCGTTTGAAGACGCGGTCGTTTCAGGCGGCAAGTTCTCCGATGTATTGAAGGGCCTGGAACAGGACATCGCCCGCATCGCTCTGCGCCTGACCGTAACCAAGCCGCTGGAGAATGCCCTGACCGGCATGCTCGGCGGCGGTGGTGGGTTTGAGGATGCTTTCAAAAGCATCTTCGGCGGCAGCTCGGGCGGAAATGATGGTTTCGGCACCGGCTCGGGCTTCGGCAATCAAGACTTCGGCGACTTCTTTGCTGACGGCGGCCGGCCGCCGGTCGGTGTGCCGTCTGTGGTTGGTGAGCGAGGGC